AACTTCAGGAGGTGTTCAGGTTAATGGTACCCTGGTTTTGAATGGTACAGGTAGAATACAAGGTGTTGATACTGTATCATCGGGAACAGATGCCGCAAATAAAACATATGTAGATAATGCTATTGCCGGAGTTCCACAAGGGGATATTACAGCTGTAACAGTAGGCAATGGATTATCAGGTGGAGGTACTTCCGGTAGTGTGAATATCGCTCCTAATTATGCTGCTTCAAGTTCAAATTTAATCCTTTCAGCGCCTACGACAACAAGTACAGGTGCTAAAACTTATACTCCGTACATTTTAGTGGCTGAAAGTAATCCAGGGGTTGGTAGTGGAGCAGTTAATAGGATAAGACTTGAAAATATTAATTTAGATAGGTTTGGAAACACACTTAGTGTTGGTAAGACTATTAGATTATCTAGAAACACGCTAAGCACTTCTAACAGTACTAGTCCTATATATGTAGACAATACAAGTACTGGTAACGGAACAAGCTATAACTACGACAGCGATGTTTCTTCTTACTTTGGTAGTAGACATATGGCTTTTAGGTACAATGGAACTGTTCGAGGTAGTATATCTCAAAGCGGAACAAGCAATGTGGCTTTTAATACAAGTAATTCAGATGAAAGATTAAAGAAAAACATAGAAGTTTGGGATGAAAATATATTAGAGAAATTTGAAGAAATAGAGCCTAAAAAGTTTAACTACTTAGAAGATGAAGATGGTGAAGAAAAAACAAAAGGGTATATAGCCCAAGAAATGGTTGATTCTTTTCCGGAAGCTTATCCAACAGATTTCAGCGAAGAAAATTACTATAATTACAACCCTTCGGGAATGGTGGTTTATTTAACCAAAGCTATAAAAGAGTTGATAGAGAAAAATAAACAATTAGAAAATAGAATACAAACACTAGAAAATAATTAAATAATAGAAACAACCTGAGAGTAGACTAGTGTTACTATGGTGATATGAGAGTAAAAAAACATAATTTCAAGTGATGATATAAATATATCAAATCAAATTAAATTAAATAAAATTATGTCAGACAAAATTGTCAAAAATCTAAACTTCGGCGAAGACGCTAAGAATACGGTTTTTAAAGGTATTAAAAAGTTAACCAAGGCTGTTAGCTCTACATTAGGAGCTAGTGGTAAATGTGTTATACTTGAAGATGGTAGCGGTAGACCTATCATTACAAAAGATGGTGTAACAGTAGCTGATTCGATAGTGTTGCTAGACCCTGTAGAAAATATGGGTGCTACACTTCTTAAAGAAGCTGCTAGAAAAACGTCAAAGAAGCTGGTGACGGCACAACTACTGCAACTGTTTTAGCTCACGCTATATTAAAGGAAGCTTATAAGCTAGACAAGGACTACAACGATAGAGAACTTAAGAATGGTATTAACGATGCTGTAGAAAGGGTTGTGAAATACCTTGAGAAAAATTCTATCGAAGTCACAGGCGATATGATAGACTCTGTAGCCACTATATCAACTAATAATGATCCAGTTTTAGGTAAGGTTATTGGAGATGCTTTTAGATCAGTGGGAGAAACCGGGGTGGTAATCATGGAACCTACTAGCGAGTCTGAAACTTATGTTGAGGTAGTAGACGGTGTTCAGTATAATAAAGGTCTTACCAACTCTAGCTTTGTGACAAATAAAGCTAATAAGACAGCTGAGCTAGAAAACCCTTTAGTTTTATTAGTTGACTCACCTATTGAAAACATTAGACAGATTCAATCTGTTTTAGAGTATGTTATAAAGAATAATAAGCCACTACTAATTGTAGCTGATATGGAGCAACCGGTTTTATCTGCTCTAGCTATGAACAAGGTAAAAGGCAATATAAAAGTAAACGTGATTAACGCACCTACTTTTGGCATCAGCAAGAAAGATGTCTTAACCGATCTGTCAATGTTAACTGGAGCTACTATCATAAATGAAGACCTAGGAGATGATCTAGATCTTATTTCTGTAGATAAGTTAGGGGAATGTGTTAAAAGTGTCACTGGAGATCAAGAAACAATCATACAGATACAAGAAACACCCGAGGAAGTAAATGAGACTATTGCTGAAATTAAAAAACAACTTGAAACTGAAAAATCTGCTGCTCAAGTTATACGACTTGAAACTAGACTTGCACGCTTATCTGCTAAGGTTGCAGTTGTTAAGGTTGGAGCGAATTCAGAGATTGAACTTAAAGAAAAGACAGACAGAGTAGAAGACGCTATATGCGCTACTAAAGCAGCTATAAAAGAGGGTATAATCCCAGGTGGAGGTATAGCCTTGCTNAATGCTTCAACTCTAATAAATAGTAAAAACAAAGGAGAAAAAGTTTTATTAAAAGCTATTAAAGCTCCTTATGAAACTATCCTATCTAACGCTGGGCTTGAATTAGTTTACCCAGATAAGAAGAATAGAGGATTAAATGTAGTTACAGGTAAAGACGTAAATATGGTACGTGCTGGTATTATAGATCCGCTACTGGTAACAAAAAGCGCNTTGAGAAACGCCGCTTCAGTAGCAACTACAATACTATCTACAGATTGTGTAATCAATAATTTAAGAGTTGGAGATGAAAGCAATAGGTAGAAATTTAATTATAAAAAAAGTAAAAGAAGGAACCACCAAAACAAAAGGTGGTTTACTTCTTGCTGAATCACANAGAGAAGATATAAGATACGTAGAAGCTAATGTAATTTCTATCGGAAGTGATGTCGTAGGCGTAAACGAAAACGATAAAATATTTTTCGATAGACACGCTGGTCACAAGATAGAAATAAACAAAGACTTTTACCACGTTATTAAACTAGAAGATATAGTTGTTGTTTTATGAAAAGGCTAGATGCAAGAGATATCAAAGATATGAACTTGTTAAAACATTATCGTATAATACGTAAATGGGCCTGTAAAAACAACAATCTCAATGACGCTGATTTAGAGTTGTTAATATATCTAGACTGCATGGATCACTTCTCTAAGCAGGACTTTAAAACTGGCTCTTATTCTTATAGCTGGGATAATAGACGTTGGAATAAGCTTTTAAAAGCAGGTTGGATAAAAGTATGGAGAGAAAGAAATAGAACTACTCAGATGTACAATATATACCAGGTTTCTTTTCAATGTAAACAGCTAATAAATAAGATGTACAGAATAATGCTTGGTGAAGAAGATATACCAACTAGTTCAAGAAGAAATAAAATAATAAGTGGTAATAGTTATACAGACAAAGTTTTAACTACAGCCATATACAANGTCAACAAAGATAAAGAAAGATAACTATGCCTACTTACAAACAAGACTTAAAAGCTACAGCGGGTAATTCACCCGCCAAATACATTGACCCACTAACGGGGCAACAAATTCCACAGCAGCAGCTAACCTATGCTACTCCTACACCTGGCAACCAGATGGGTGCAGCTAAGCCGTTATTTAACGACAGCGCCGCGAACGCTGGTAACCAAATGTTCGGTGGTGTTGAACAAAGACAGATGTCTTTACAGAATCAGTCTGGAATTATTCAAGCTCCTTTGTATTTTAAAGATCAAAACGGAGATGGTAAAATAACTAGAGCAGACATTATTAAAGCTAGAGTAGAAGGATATAAAAAATAAAACAATATAAATCATGGCAAAACAAACAAAAGCAAACGGTGTTGTTGGTGAAAACACTATATGGGATGGACCATTAAGTCAAGTAGGTAGACCTCACGGAAAAGGATCCAGTAGCGGAGCAAAAGGTATGAAGCTTAAATTAGCTGACTGCGGATGTGACTCTTTGAAAATTCCTATCACACAAAGAACAAAGGCGTAGAATGGGGTCTATTGGGGATATTAAACTATATGCGTTGAATGCTGGAGCGTTTGCAGTATCTATGTCTAATATAGACGTGGTGCTGAAACTTACGTTACTAGCTGTTTCTATAGGTTACACTGTTCAGAAATGGTATAACTTAAATAAAAAGTAACATGGCTAAACTAGATAAATCTAAAATGGCTTGCAATAAGCCCAAGAAAACACCTAGCCACGCAACAAAGTCTCACGTGGTTAAGGCTTGTAGCGGAGGTAAAGAAAAGATTATTAGATTTGGGCAACAAGGTGTTACTACTGCTGGCAAACCAAAAGAAGGTGAATCTGCTAAGCAGAAAGCAAGACGTGCTAGTTTCAAAGCTAGGCACGCCAAAAATATTAAGAAAGGTAAAATGTCCGCCGCTTACTGGGCAGACAAAGTTAAATGGTAAAAACAAAATAGTTATGTACGGAAAAAAAGAATCACCAGCTAAGATGAGCTACGGTAAATCACCAGTTAAAAAGAAAGGATCTTTCGTTTCTAAACACTGTACACCTACTTCTCCACTACAAAAGAAAAGCTGTAAAAAGAAGTACTAACATGGCTTTTAAACTTAACCCACCGTTTAAGTGTGATAACACTCCGGTTTACCGAGTAGACACAGAAGAAGGTGTTTTAGGTATGGCCAACAAAAATGGCACTATACTTATAAACAAGTATTTGAGTCCAGCTAAAGCTAAAGAAGTAGTTAAGCATGAGATGGTTCACGTGGATCAGATTAAACGTGGAGATTTAGACTACGACAACAACAACGTATACTGGAAGGGTAAAAAATACTCTAGAAAGTCTATGGATGAAGGAGCTAAGAATCTACCTTGGGAGAAAGAAGCATATTCTAAAAGTTAAAACATATAAAAACATGAGCTATAAGCAAAAGTTTGGAGTAAGCCCTCTTAATAATATGGGCCCAACAGATCCGCCAAAGAAATCAAAAAAAGAATACACAGATATAAGTGTGCAAGGAAGTGACGATGAGATGTATTCTATCAAAGTGACTAAAGATAGCCCGTATTCAAAGATGGCTAAAACAATGGGATCAATCCCCAAGTCACTTAGAAGCGTGGCTTTTACTTCTAAGACAGACCCAAAAACTTCTGGTATATCTAAAGAAGAAAGTAAGAGAAGAGAAAACGCATACCTCAAAAGCCAAGGTAGATAAAATATGAAAAAAATACTAAGTTTTTTAAGCGGTAACTTAATAAAAGATGTAGGTGGAGTTATAGATAAACTAACAACTACAGACGAGGAAAGGTTAGCNGCTAAATACAAGATACAAGAACTACTAGAAAAAGCAGACCAAGACGCTCAGAGTCAGGTTACNGACAGGTGGAAAATGGATATGCAGTCTGANTCTTTTNTNTCTAAGAATATTAGNCCTCTCGTGATGGTTTATTTGACAGCTGTATTTACTATTTTAGCTTTTGCAGATGGTAATATAGGCGGCTTTAAAATAAACACTGCATATATACCGGTTTTTCAAACATTATTAATGACTACCTATGGCGCTTACTTTGTTGGTAGAACCTGGGAAAAGAATAAAAAATCAAGTGATAATAAAGATAAGTAAATAAATAAATTAATAAATCAAATCAAATCAAATGTCAAAAATCAAAAAAGATCAATTAAAAAAAATCCAAGAACAACAAGCTAAACTACAGAGCATCTTAACTGATATCGGTGTTGTTGAAGTACGTAAACACGAGTTTTTACATGCTCAAGCTGTTGTTTCTCAAGAAATCGAAGCTACAAAGAAAGAGCTAGAAGAAGAGTATGGATCTATCAACATTAATATGAGTGATGGTAGTTACACTGTTATTGAAGAAAGTGATGACTCGGACTTAACCGTGGTTAAATCTGAGGACTAATGAATTCTGTAGTTAGAAAAATAAGTATAGGTTCTGATTACAAAAATGATGCAATGCATTATGCTGTAGGTCAACAAGTTTACGGTGGGCACACTATATCTGCCATATTGTACGCTGAGGACGACAACTCTTACAGTATTTATATAAGGAAGAATAANGAGGTAATGCCATGGAAGAAGTTTAATTCTAACATGGCAATATCTGTAGAATATGATCTAGAATACTGATGAAAAGTTTATTTGACTTTATCGTTAAACCAGTTGATAAAAGATACGATAACGAGATTAAATTAGGTGACAAAAGCCTAATAACTAATACTAATACCGAGAACTTTAGAGCTGTTAGCAATAGAGCCGTTGTGGTTTCAACGCCTTCTGCCTACTCTACAACTATTAAAAAAGGTGATACAGTTATAATTCATCACAATGTATTTAGGAGTTTTTTTGATATTAGAGGCAAACGAAAAGATAGTAGATCTAAATTTGTAGACGATTTATATTTTTGTTCGCCTGACCAAATATACTTACATAAGAGTGGTGACAATTGGAAAGCGTTTCAAGATAGGTGNTTTGTTAAACCACTATTAGATACAAACGATCTAACGTTGGATAAAGAGAGAAAGCTTATAGGAATACTAAAATATGGTAATAAGTCCTTAGAAGCTGTTAAAATCGTTCCTGGAGATCTTATAGGTTACACACCTTTCGGTGAGTTTGAATTTATAATTGATGATGAACGTTTATATTGTATGAAATCAAATGATATTGTAATTAAGTATGAATACCAAGGAGACGAAAAAGAGTATAATCCTAGCTGGGCAAAAAGCAGTTGAAGAATTAATTAAAGTAGCTAAAGAAGCTATTGTAGATTCTGATGACGATATATCTGCTGATCGTTTGAAAAACGCTGCAGCTACTAAAAAGCTAGCTATTTTTGACGCTTTTGAAATACTAAAACGTATCGAGGACGAAGAGAACATACTTAATGAAAAACCTGTAGAAAAGAAAGAAAAAACTTTTAGAGGTTTTGCAGAAGGAAGATCTAAGTAATGTACGAANAAAAACTATATAGAATACTACCAGATTACATAAAGCCAAAAATTGTAAACAAAAACAATAGATACAATAAGTGGGAATATGGTTACAACGCTGAATTTGATATGGTTGTAATCAGCAAAACTGGTAAGATAGGTGATATATACGAGATACAAAACCTAAAAATAGCTTTACCAAAAGCTCAAGACGTAGAAGAGTTTGAAGGAGANAAGTGGAAACCATTTGAATATCCCAAAGAGCTTCAGAAGATAAANACAATATTTGACTGGAAAACATACAATGAAGGTTTTAAAGAAAAGTGGTACGATTATATCGACACAGAATTCAAACGTAGAGAACAAGGTTTCTGGTTTAAAAACAATAAGAAAGACACGTATATTACTGGCACTCATTATATGTACTTGCAGTGGAGCAAGATTGATGTCGGTAACCCCGACTTTAGAGAATCTAACAGATTGTTCTATATATTCTGGGAAGCTTGCAAAGCAGACAAGAGATGTTTTGGAATGTGTTACCTCAAAAACAGACGTTCAGGTTTCTCATTCATGGCATCTGGAGAAACAGTTAATGAAGCTACAATTTCTAGTGACGCGAGATTTGGAATATTATCTAAATCAGGTCCTGATGCGAANAAGATGTTTACAGACAAGGTTGTGCCAATNTCNGTTAACTACCCGTTTTTCTTCAAGCCCATACAAGATGGTATGGATAGACCGAAAACAGAACTCGCCTATAGAGTACCAGCTTCTAAGTTAACTAGAAAGAATATAACATCTACAGATAGAGAAGAAGAACTTCAAGGTCTTGACACTACTATAGATTGGAAGAATACTGGCGATAACAGTTATGATGGTGAGAAATTAAAACTGCTAGTACACGATGAAAGTGGAAAGTGGGA